GAAAGTCAACAGCACGTTTGCGCTGCGGATTATCAATCTTGGCACCAGTACCGGCCTTATCACGGTGGTTGTTGGCACCGGCATTACTGCGGTTGGTAACCTCGTTGTTGCAATTACGGGCAGTGCGGCAGGTGTTAGCGGCGCGGCAGAGTTCCTGTTCCGCAAAACTGATACGGCAGCGTATAGTGTTTATCGGGTAGCTTAGTAACAACACCTCGCGGCGTAACAGCCGCGAGGTGGTTTTTAAGGAATACCATGGTCATTTACATGCGGCACCCCCTTCACGGCAGCAAGGTTGCTATTGCAGAGGCCGAAGCCGAAGCCGACGAAAAAGATGGCTGGGAGCGTTACGACGCGGGCGCGTTGTTGACGCCGGTAAACGAACTGGCTAAACCTCGCGGCAGACCACGTAAGGAGTTTACGGAATGACAACCACGGCTGGCGATCAGATCAATGGCGCGCTGCGGCTAATTGGTCAATTGGCCGAGGGTGAAACGCCATCGGCGGCAACTTCAGAAGATGCACTGACCGCGATGAACCAGATGCTGGATAGCTGGTCGTCTGAGCGTTTGTCAGTGTTCTCCACGCAAGACCAAGTATTTACTTGGCCTGTCAATACCGCAACGCGCACGCTTGGGCCAACGGGTAATTTTGTTGGCAACCGACCGGTATTGGTAGACGATTCAACGTATTTTATTGACCCCGGCAACGGCATCAGCTTTGGCATTAAGCTGATAAATCAACAACAATACAACGGCATTGCCGTAAAAACAGTCACTAGCACTTATCCGCAGGTCATGTTTGTCAACATGAAAATGTCGGATATAGAGATGACTGTTTACCCGGTGCCGACTACGGCGCTGCAATGGCACATTATCAGCGTCAACGAGCTGGTTGAACCGGCTACGCTAGCAACGGTTTTGGTAATTCCGCCAGGCTATTTGCGTTGTTTCCGATTCAATCTGGCGTGCGAGATCGCGGCAGAGTTTGGCGTCGAGCCGTCGCCTTCAGTGCAGCGGATCGCCATGTCAAGCAAGCGCAACATCAAGCGGATCAACAACCCCGACGACGTAATGAGCCTGCCCTACAGCATCGTGGCAACTCGCCAGCGGTTTAACATCTACGCAGGAAATTACTAACATGGCTGATATTGCAATTTCTGCGCTACCCGTTGCTACTTCTCAAGCTGGCGCTGATGTGTTGCCAATCGTGCAAGCAACGACCGGCGCAACCAAAAAACTGTCGGTTACCCTTCTGTTTACCAGCCCAACGCTGGTTACGCCTGCACTGGGGACTGTTGCTAACGGCAACATCAGTGCTTGCACCAGCACATCAATGGTGTTGACTACGCCGGTGATCGGCGCGGCAACCGGCACCAGCCTTAGCACAACGGGCAACCAAGTCATCAGCAGCACCGGCAAACACGGTTACGCAACCGGTTCTGGTGGAACGGTTACCCAAGCAACCAGCAAAGCAACTGGTGTGACGTTAAACAAATCAACCGGCCAGATTACGTTGAACGCCGCCGCGCTTGCATCGGATACTACGGTCAGTTTTACGCTGACCAACACGGTTATTGAGGCTAACGACATTCTGATAATGAACCACATCAGCGCAGGCACTGCGGGTTCGTATCTGCTCAATGCTCAGTCTGCTGCGGGTTCTGCCAGCATTAACGTGCGAAACATCACAACAGGGTCGTTATCTGAGGCCATTGTGATTGCGTTTGCAGTCATCAAAGCAGTTGCGGCGTAATTGAAAACCCCGATTTTAGGCGGTAGCTACGTAACCCGGTCGGTCAATGCGGCAGACAACCGCATGGTTAACCTGTTTCCCGAAGCAATACCGGAGGGTAGCGGGGGGAAAGAAGCAGGCTTCCTGATGCGGTGTCCCGGCCTGCGCTTGTTGGCAACGGTCGGCACTGGGCCTATTCGCGGGCTGTGGGTAACCAACGGCGTGGCCTACGTGGTGTCCGGCGATAAGTTCTACAGCTTAAGCACAAGCTACACGGCCACTTTGATCGGCACCGTGTCCGGCACCGGCCCGGTCAGCTTGGCTGACAATGGCACGCAGATCTTCATTGCCTGTAATCCGTTAAGCTATATCTACAACGTATCCACGGCGGTGTTTGCACAAATTACGGACGTTGACTTCCCTGGCGCCGGCTCGGTTGGATACCTAGACGGTTATTTTGTATTCAACGAACCAGGCACGCAAAAGTTTTGGGTAACCAGTCTGTTGGACGGAACGTCAGTGGATCCGTTGGATTTTGCCAGCGCGGAAGGTTATCCCGACGATGTGGTGGCCTTGATCGTAGACCACCGCGAGATATTCTTGTTTGGCAACAATAGCGTTGAGGTTTGGTATGACGCCGGAACGCCTGACTTTCCCCTAGCGCGGATTCAAGGCGCGTTTATGGAGGTTGGCTGCGAGGCGGCGTATTCGGTAGCCAAGCTGGACAACAGCGTGTTCTGGTTGGGTTCAGATGCTCGCGGCAGGGGGATAGTCTACCGGGCTAACGGTTACACGCCCGCGCGGATCTCGACTAATGCCGTTGAATACGCTATTCAAAGCTACGGCAATATCTCCGATGCGATTGGCTACACCTACCAGCAGGACGGGCATCCGTTCTATGTGTTGATTTTCCCGTCTGCCGAAGCCACATGGGTTTACGACGTGTCCACCCAGTTATGGCACGAACGAGCCGCTTTTGAAAACGGGTTGTTTGTCCGGCACCGCAGCAATTGCCAAATGTCGTATAACGACGAAATTGTGGTGGGTGACTACGAGGACGGACGGGTATACGCCTTTGATCTTGATGTTTACGTCGATGACGACCAGACGCAAAAGTGGCTGCGGGCGTGGCGCGCAGTACCTGCGGGTCAGAACAACCTCAAGCGCAGCGCACACCACAGCCTACAGCTTGACGCTGAAACGGGCGTTGGGCTTGCTGAATACCCTAGTTACGATGCCGAAAAGTTACTAACCGAAGCAGGGCTGTACCTTACAACGGAAGCTGGCGACTATCTAACCACAAGCGCGTATCTTGCAGCGCCGGGTTACGACCCACAGGTCATGCTGCGCTGGTCAGACGACGCGGGGCATACCTGGTCGAACGAGCATTGGAACTCAATGGGCAAGATTGGGGCTTACGGCACCCGCACCATCTGGCGCCGGCTTGGTATGACCGAAAAGATTAGAGACAGAGTGTACGAAGTGTCCGGCACTGATCCAGTCAAAATTGCCATTGTGGGTGCTGAACTGTTTGTTACGCCGACACGTAGCTAATGGCCGAACTCAACATCACCAATATCCCCGCGCCTCGGGTGCCGCTTATTGACGAGCGCACCGGCCTTGTAGCGCGGGAATGGTATCTGTTTTTTCAAAATATATTTATTCTAACCGGTAGCGGCAACAATCCGACCACGCTTGACGAATTGCAACTAGCGCCGCCTGCTCAACCGGACAGCGGTGGTGTCACTAGCGTTTCCGGCACCGCGCCGGTTGTCTCGTCTGGCGGCACTACGCCGGTAATCAGCATGGCTGCGGCCTCTACGCAGTCAGACGGGTATTTGACTAGCACCGACTGGAATACCTTTAACAACAAAGGCGTTGGCACTGTTACCAGCGTGTCTGTGGTGTCGGCTAACGGGCTGGCCGGAACGGTAGCAACAGCAACAACTACCCCGGCGGTTACGATTTCAACAACCGTTACCGGGGTTCTAAAAGGCAACGGCACCGCAATCAGCGCGGCTACCAGTGGCACTGACTACGCACCGGCGACCAGCGGCACGTCAATCCTTTACGGTAGCGGGGCTGGCGGGTTCAACAACGTCACCATAGGCACCGGCGTTGCCTTTGCCGGCGGCACTCTGTCTGCGACAGGTTCGGGCGGCACTGTGACGAGCGTGACCGGAACATCGCCTGTTGTATCCTCTGGCGGCGCAACGCCTGCCATCAGCCTTGCAACGGCATACGGCGACACGCTCAATCCTTACGCTAGCAAGACAGCCAACTTTGTTTTGGCAGCACCAAACGGTTCTGCTGGTGTTCCAACATTCCGAGCAGTTGTCGCGGCAGACGTTCCTACGCTCAATCAAAACACTACTGGAAGCGCAGCCACCCTAACTACAGGCCGCACCATTGCCGTTACGGGTGATCTGGCCTACACCAGCCCATCTTTTGATGGATCGGCAAACGTCACTGCTGCTGGAACATTGGCTACTGTCAATTCTAATGTCGGCTCGTTCACCGCAGCGAATATTACGGTTAATGCCAAGGGTCTGATTACTGCGGCAGCTAATGGCACTACGGCAGCGGGTGGGTCTAATACGCAGGTTCAGTATAACAACGCTGGTGTATTGGCTGGAATTACTGGCGCTACAACAAACGGTACAGCATTGACACTGACTGCACCTGTTATATCAACAATTACAAACACTGGCACGCTTACTTTACCAACCTCTACCGACACACTGGTCGGCAGGGCTACAACGGATACGTTGACCAACAAGACGCTGACCAGCCCCACGCTGACAACTCCAAACATTAACTCAGCACAATTCGCAACAGTTTCTGGAACAGCGCCCATCTACCCCTGCCGCGCATGGGTGAACTTCAACGGTACTGGCACTGTTGCAATCAGAGAAAGCGGAAACGTGTCCAGCATCACGGATAACGGGACTGGGGATTACACAGTAAATCTTACT